GGGCCGTTGAATCCTCACAAATAATATTTTTATTTGCCATGCTGGATAATTGTTGTTGTGTGCATGAAAGGTTGCCACCTTTTTGTTTTTTTGCATGAAAGGTTGCCACCTGCTTGACATTCAAATATAGGATCATCACACACCTCTACATTGTCGGCCTCTTGGGAATCTTCACCAAGAACCCATCGCAAGGTTTTTTCATAATCAAAAGAATGCTGTCTAATGAAAAATCTTTTCACATCTTCATGATCATCAAAGATTTTTTCCATTTTCATACAACATCCATCAAAAATGACTTTACCATGCAAGGCCCACTCCCTTCTCGCAGACAAGTAGCTTTGTGCCAAGGTTTCTTCATTACTAATGTTACCTTTTTCTACAATCATGCAAAGACTCTTGAAAATACTCTTTAGAGCAAGTGGACCAACAATTTGTCCATCCAGTTCTCTAAAAGTTCTTTTAAGAAAGTCTGCATCTTTAATATCGATGAAAGGAACACTAACACTGTCCTTATCAGCCATAGTATATGTAATACCTCTAGTCTTAAGATGTTGAGATATACTAGTGTGATTAAAAATATCAAGGTTACTACCAAGAATGTTATCATCACCTAACGTCATCAAGTGAACATCCTTTTTAAACTCTGATAAAGGTTTCTTAACAATGGCTTTATACGCAGAACGGACATACATACAATTCACGATACTGTTTATAATAACAGTGAGAGGATGCCCAGAAGGATTTCCTCCAAAAAACTGTATGAGATCCCCATTCATATTCGTCACAGGGAAACAAATGTCGGTGGCAACACCAACACAAATATCTTCATCACGTTGTGACAGCTGACCATATTTAGAACGCAAGTCTATTAAAACTTGGAATGCCATTCTAATCCAGTTGGCTGCCATTTCTTTATCAAAAGATTTGTAATCACCTGCAATAATGCGTTTATCCCCAAAAGATACCAAATATTCATATAATTCTTGCCACTGTTTACTGTAACAATTCATAGATACAGCACACTCTGTGATAAAATTATTGACCATAAAGTACTTTGTTACCTTAAGAAACTGCTTTCTCACAACAATAGCGAAAGCAACGTCACATGCTGTAAAAACACGTGTACGTCCTTCTTCTCTTTTCTTGTGAGATATAGGTTCATCCTTAAGAGAACCTTGAAACACAGGATGTGCACGAAAGCCTAGAAGATACTTCATTTCAATGTCATGAATACAATCTAAAAGTTC